GAGCAAGAGGAATATCCGGGTCTTAACCAGTTTCTTCTTGAACTCCACGAAGAATGGTCCAGAACGGATGACGGTGAGGAGGAGGATGAAACTCTCTCAACTGACGAAGCTATAGGGCATCTGAGAGAGCACATAGAACAACACGGAATACCACAAAGTTTGACTATTAATTTTGTAGATTAATCGGCAAGCATATTAATTTTGTAGATTAAATATAGATGAGTGAACCTCTACTCTTTGTGGACACATCAGAGAGCAATGTTACTGTCACAGGTAACCTACACGTTACCGGTTCAACTACTGTAAGTAATCTAAATGTTACCGATCATATTCACCAAGAGGACGGTCGATGGAAGTTTGATTTTGAAAATAGACGACCCGAACGCTTAACACCTACAACTGAGTTTCGGTATGTAGTCGTAGAAGGGACATCCAATCTTCCGGTGTCGACGAACGCTAAATATGCAATTCCCGATTCCGGGACTACTGTATACCAATACGTCCCTAGTACAGACACGACGACAACCCTCGTAAGCAGTACAAGCGCGTCAGATACGGTAGGAAGTATAGCTCTTACCACGGGTACGGAAATATACACGACAAGTGCAAAGCCTTTTGTATTAACAATACCCGGTTATAATTATGCCGTCATACCTTTCGTATGTAAAGGGTACTACTTAGGTTACACAAATAATAGGTATCGCCCAACAGTCGTATACCTCTATGCTCCATATGAAGACGTTACCGTAAACTTATATCTCGATAAGGCAATCACAGAAACACCGACAGAAACGTTTACGCTCACGAAACAAACGGTCACAACCAGAAGTATAGACCCGGGTGCAGATAATTACAGTTACACGATAGAAGCCGTGAACGGAGTAATCATGGCATCTAAGTCCGGGGATTCTTCAATTGGAACCGATCCAACCGAACCCGACGGTGATCATGAAATTCTATACCCCGCGAGTACTTTAGGGTATAACATGACGAGTTCTAGTGGAATGTATTACAACCACGACGCATTTAGTACAGGTGGCGTTGATGAGGGTTCGGTGCACCGTTTTTCATCGGATGTGATACAAAACGGACCTACGTTCTATTCACCTTCGGGAATTCCTCACTTTTCGTCGGTCAGTGGTGACGGTGATGGCGGAGATACTACTGGTATCATTCCACACGAAATAGTCGGAGAAATATATTATATTCCACATATCATACCCGGGTATATGATCGGGTTTCTCACAAATAGACAGACTGTTACGAGTGAATATTATCACGGTGGTCAATGGTATACCGATACTGCCCATAACGCACCTAAATCCGGGGTTTCCGCGTATAATGCTATACCGAAGAGGTCATGGCAAGTAGCTGGTAAACTCGATGGTAATAGGTCCAATTTATCAGGTAATATGGCTTCATCTACACTTTGGAGGTTTACGAGTGACCACCCATTCGTTTTACGCATTGAAAGTGAAGACGGTTCGGCTTCTTCTTGGGATGAATACATGGCTGTAGGGTGGTTGAATCCTACCCGAACGACCCCTATTTATAAACCACCATGTTTTACTACACCGGTTATATATGAGGCGGATTTAAACCCCAATGTAAATATAAACGCAGGTGCAAATGATGCATGGATTGAATATAATATTTTTGGAGGGGATAACGTGGGCGTAAACAGAGCGTACGGGGGTGGATTTTCTGCACGTTCTGGAGGACAGAGAATCATAGTACCCGCACCTGGTTTTTATAGGTGTACCGCGACTGTTTATCTATATAGGAGTGATGCCGTAGCTTCGCGTACATCGACCGAAGTTAGATTTTCTGCAAAAAATGGAGTCGGTGTAGGTCCTATAGGAGAAGGGTATATACGTTTATACGATGGTCACGACCATGTGAGTATTGCTATTACTACCATAGTAGACCTTACTAATGTCGATTGGAACGTTACATCGACCGATTATCCGCCGCATATAGGATTATTGTTCCGACGTGCGGGTACCATTAGTGAGGCAGTTTATACCGATGGCACTAGTAAAGTTTTGCTCGAGCTTATTCGGTAAGAAAATACTTTAATCCGCGAGCATGTCAATTTCCCTTTCATACGTGTGTGACATTAGTACAGATTTTAGATCCCTAGAGAATGTAATATAGTTTTTAGGAATATCTCCCCACAATCTCTCATTAGTAACAAATGCATCCAGTTTATGATCTGCTAAGAGGGGCTCCAATAAAACCCAATTAGGTTCATTGTAACGAATTTTTGTACACCCCCTTGCAAACCGTCTCGCGTATATATACCAAGCCGCAATACTTTTGTAAATGTGTTTAGGACGTTTTCCATGTTCAAGACATTTACGAAGCGTGGGTACCACAAAAGTGTGGAATTTTGTAAATCCATTCATACAAATCCTCTCCAAGTCATCAACGTTTGTAGAGTTTGAAAACCTTTCTTCAATTGTATCTACATAGTCGTGTATATCAAATGGAAGATCCATTTCCATTTCAATAGAAGGGATAATTTCCTCGTTTTGAAGATTCTTGAAATGTTCACGATGTTTTTCGTCATTCATAACTTGATCAAATGTACGATAGCCGGAAAGAACACCAAGGTATGCCAAAGATGTATGTCCACCGTTAAGCACTCTAATTTTCGTTTCTTCAAATGGCTCCAAATCATCCACAATATTTACACCAACTTGTGTTAAATCTGGAAAATCTGATGCAAAGTTATCCTCTATTACCCATTTGGAATATTCCTCTGTTTGAACCGGGTTATGCATGTAATGTGGATATCTCCGCCCTATTTCCTCACAAAGCTGTGATGTAGTCCTCGGAGTGATGCGATCAACCATACATGAGGGAAACTTCACATTACCTCTCACCCAATCAGCCATTTCATGTTGATTTGTTTGGTAAAGATATGCTAAAAATTGTGCCTCCAATACTTTACCATTTTGGCGAATATTGTCGCAACACAATATTGTTATTGGTGTGTTTCTATTTCTAAGTCCACACGCAAGATATTCAAATAAGGGAGATCCAGGTGCATATCCACTCTCTGTAACAGTTACTGTTATTAAATGAACACTTGGAAGAGTAAGCATATGCTTAGCTATTGTTCTATTCTTGGTCCAATCAATGTAGTCAAGATGACTCCTCACAATTCTACACGAAGAAGGTGTCTTTAAAATGTAATCATCAATCTCTCGAAATCCCTCGTTTCTCAGATTGACAGCTACAATACCCCAACGAAGATCACCGGATTTTTCCATGTAATCATCTATATACATGGCCTGATGAGCTCTATGGAAATTACCATAGCCAATATGAACTATACCCGTTTGACACTCGGATTTATCATATGTTGTCTTATACATACGTTAAAATTAGTTAGATATTATTATTTAAGCGACTTCTTCAAAAGTCTTTCAAGTCTTGGTTTCTCCTTATTCATGAATACAGTAAGTTTGGTGACGTCTCCTTCAATTAGAACCTGTCCATGTTGAGTATTTACATATTTGTAAACTTGGTCAACTCTAACAAAATCAACTTTTGTCATCTTTTGGGGTGGAGCTTTACTGTGATGTACAGCCAAAACAGCTGCATCCCTCTTAGTCTCTTTAGGAACTACTTCCCCTTCATGACATATAACGACATGAGATCCTGGACATTCGGAAACGTGTAACCACCAATATTTTGGATTACTCTCCGTAGAAAGTTTATCATTCTCTTTGGAAGAATCACCAACTCGGATAGTAATAGAGTCCAGGGATTCATAGTTTTTCATCTATGTGTAAATATCTCAGAATCTTTATCTATGACAATTTAAATGCACGTTGTATTGAAACCAAGTCCCTCGGTCACCCACAAACTTAGGGTGACTTTACCTAATCAGAGATCTATCGATTTCGGACAAAAGGGTGTTGAGCATTATATAGATCACGGTAATCCCAGACTCATGCGTGCGCATCTTATTAGAAAGGGTGCTATCATTCCTAAGGAGTTGCGAATTGAGACTGATCCATATGAAATACAACGTGAAATGTTAAGAGTTAAAGAAAGTACAGAGGAAGATTGGGAAGATTTCTTTAGAGCTGAATACTGGGAAAGGTGGCTCTTATGGTCTTACCCCAACCTAAACAAGGCTAAACTTTTTATGACCATGAGACATGGTATGCTTTTTATGCCCACACAAGAAGCTATGTGGTTCTGTGATAAAAACGACAAATATTAATTAAACTCCGGTAGATCCAAAACCATCTGAACCCCTCAGAGTTTCCTCAAGGAGACCAATTTCCTTAATGTGAGGAGTTTCACACCTCTCAAGAATTAACTGAGCGATACGATCACCCTTCTTGATCTCAAAGTTGTCAAATCCACGATTGAATAAAACAACCTTGACTTCACCGGTATAATCTGGATCAATTACACCCGCACCTACATCAATGCAATGCTTGACAGCCAATCCTGAACGAGGAGCAACACGACCATAACAGCCATCTGGAATCCTCACAGCTAATCCAGTCCCAACGAGAGCGTTACCTGCCTGACACGGAACAATAGCGTCTTCATTGCTGTATAGATCGTATCCAACACTACCATCAGAACCACGAGTTGGAAGAATAGCATCGTAAGAGAGTTTCTTGATACCGAGAGGCATTCTATTTTAGTTTAGTCTATACTTTTTAAGTCTATTTGAGAACATCTTGGGGAGATGCCCAAATCACGACGTATTTTTAAGTTATAAATCAAACCCCAACATGCAGCGCCGTACACAATAATTGGAATTCCTGTGACTAAAGCAAAAACCCACATTATAATATTAGTGTATACTATAATATGACTAGGGTTAATAAATCGGGGAAAAGAATTCCAATCTTCACACCTCTTAATGAAAATGCTAACGATCTTGTGAGAGGGTATTTCATGAGGGATAGCGAGGGTGGGTATGCCCCTAACAACTACCAGGTTAATACACGTGGTGGAGGTAACAATCTAATGAATAATTACCTGAAAATGCAAAAAGCTCATAACAATAAGAAGGAAAAGAAGTCTACAAAGAAGAAGACCACTAAAAAGAAGTAAGTGTCAAAGCTCTGTATAGAGGTAATTGAACACCTGCGACATGGAAAATACCCTTCAAAAACTTTCGTTTGATATACAAAGAGTTATATATAAAACATCCAGCTGCGAAACAAGTCCACGTAAAAACGTATATATTTTGGACTTGAATATTTACAAATGCCATCATGTAGACATTGCATATTATATCATACCATTTAACAACCCAACTTGTTGGTAACAATATATGATATAATATTCCGTTATTAATCACAATATAAGCTATTAATGATTCCGTACGTAGATAATGAACTATGTACGGAAGCAATCCGAGTACACGTATTTGCATGTTATTTTATTAATTTAAAACTTTAAGTTCAGACTTGCCGGGAATCGAACCCGGAACGCTGGATTAGAAGTCCAGAGTGATATCCGTTTCACTACAAGCCCATAGATGCTGGGAGCGGGGTTCGAACCCGCGCGTGCATAGCACAGACGATCTTAAGTCGTCCTCCTTAGACCACTCGGACATCCCAGCACTTACCTTCACCCCAAAAAAAACTTACCTTTGTCCCCTATTCATCTTACGAGTTAAATCTTTAAGTGTTTGGGTTCTCTTTCATATTGAATCTTTTTACTCAATATTTCACGATCCATTTTAATTTTATCTTCGATACCTGGACACTTATGTTTTTCTAAATGTAAACAACTTATACAGAAATCACCACTACAATATTTACAAGTCATTGTAATACCACATTTCTTTTTTTTACAGTTTTGGCACGGCATTATAATATAACTCAGATAAAGATTTGTTGAGTAAAATATTCAGAAATGTCTTACACTTACGCGCTACCTACTCCAATTCTGGCATCTACTCATGATTACAACAAACTCAAGAAAACTCTAAAGAAGAGTACTTGTGGATATGGGTCTGCGCTATCTGCGTCTTATTTCATTACCCAAGGTGCGGACCAAGGTGTATCTGTAGCCTTCGGGGCTCTGGCATCTTACGCTTATGTCTCTCTGCTTTCTGAGAGGGTGGATAATTTTGAGAATTCAATTTTTCAAAAAGAGTTTCTCGCACCTATCAGTCTTGCAGCATTTGAAGTATCTTGGAATAATGCCCCCTTTGCTTTTGATTTTGATTATGGTTGTACTTTTGTTGGTTTTCTCGCGTATAAGTTTGCACTTACAACTGTTCTATTTGAATGTGTAAGAGATATGATGATTGAAGACGGACGGAGCACATATGACACATCAGAAAAGATATACAATGACTTATCCGATTGGAAGACGCAACACGGAGAAGTAGGTATGGAGGAGCTTGACATGTAAATTGTTTTGTTGTATTAAAATAAGTTAATGATCCGTTACGGATTACTGTTCTATGTATATTTGCTTTCACGTCTCAGTGGTAAACCAAAGAAGAAAATCAAATCAAAGTCTGCGACGTGGATCTAACAACTCTGAAGAAACTGATCAATCTTTCTGGCAATACCCTTGCCAATACCAGGGACCTTCTTAGGACCATCAGCAAGTTCATCACCGTGGGTAACCTCAAAGTCAAGTTCACGAATAGCATTGGATGCCTTTACATAAGCCTTCCCCTTGAATGCATCAGTTTCCTCTTGGGCGAGGGTCTCAAGGTAATAAGCCACCTCCTCATTGGTATCAGCGTAGTCGTCATGGGTATCATCAACCGCTGAGAGCTGCTCAAGCTTCTTGATTTTTCCAGTCTCGAGGAACTCGTCAATAAGTTTGGCGATGCTCTTGCCAATACCAGGAACTTTCTTATCACCGATGGCAATCTCGTGTCCATCGTCTACCTTGAACTTTAGCTCATAGATAGCATCAGCCGCTTTGGCGTAAGCATTGGACTTGTGCATATCTTTCTCATGGTAAGAGAGAGCTCCCAAAGCGCGAACAAGCTCGTGGTTGTAGCATTCATCAAAATCTTCAGAATCCATAGTCGTTCGCTCGGTAGAAGCATAGGATGATACCTCGTCCTCGGATTCGTAAGACTTGTCAACTACGTAAGTATCGTCAGTCTCGTCGGAGTCATAAGATAGACCAAGGTCATTGGAGCAGACGGATTCCTCGTCGTCAATCTCAAACTCGCGCTCATATTGAATAAGTTTGAGACGAATAGCAAGCCCGTCTTTGGCGAGTTTGTCAACCTTGGCAGCGAGCTGCATGTTCTCGGTCTCAAGCTTGGAAATGTAGGTAGCAATGGAAGCAGCGTTCATGGTCGTCATGTTGTTGATTGTAGGTGTATACTTTTATACTGGTTTGGGAATGACTTAGGTCTCCAAAATACATTTTTATCACATAAAGATAAGAAGCGTAAACTGTGTAAAATGTTAACTCTCGCCAGACCTATCCATGTACAACACAAACGTGTTACTTTACCAAAAACTAACAAAGCTATTCGTCGCCCCGTACGAAATGTTAAAGTCCGTTCTGCTCTCCCTGATCAGGATTTAATCAACTACAGCCTCTTCCAACTCACTTCGTGGGTTATGCCGATGACCATCGCGGGTCGTCTACTCAAGATGGAGTACAAAGAGATCGGAGTTGGACTTGTCGCTATTGGAGTGACCAAAACACTTTTAGAAGCTGGTGGAATTATACACTATTAAAGATAATGTATGCCCATAGTAAAATGTTAACAAGACTTTTACATATACGACCCAATATCCGCACCCAAGCCAAGAAGAATGATTTCATTGAGCCCGCTGAAGCTCCAGGTGAGGGGAGGCGTCGAATCCCAAGTGATAAAGAGAACAGAGACTCTGCACTCGCAAGCCGGGAGGAGAGACCCAAAGAGGATGAGAAGCCTCACCCATTGAAGAAGTTTCTAATGGATGTCTTCAAAATTAAGGAGATTGACTACGAGAAGTTCAACAAGGAAAATAAGTGGGCTATCCGTCCAAACAAGAATAAGGATAATAAAGAGTAAGAACAATGAATGTATAATATGTCCTTTTCCCTCGCACGTATTAATCTCACACGTAACGTTAAAACTCGAGTATTTAACGATCCCGCTCAATATGATATAGAAGTAAACGCAGCCAGGGGATTTAGTAAACCTACAAAATCCTCTCGTGTAAGTCTTAGCCAACCAGTTGCTCAGCTAAATGAAGCCGAGAAGCTTATGAATGTCGTATCTGAATATGATGTCATCGCGGCGCAAAACTTTTGGGCGCAATCAATTGTGGATATTTCAAATTCCTTCCTCTCGGGTGAGGACTATGTAAGTCTCGCGGGTGAGCGTGCGGGTGAACTATATGGGTACGATCATTCTAATGTACTCTTCAAACCAACTAAAGCCGCGAAACAACAGTTCCGCCCTACAGCTCATGATGCTATGTCTTATTTTGTTGGTAATGATGCAGTAGTAAGTGGATACAAGGAAGATCACGGTTTCGCTATTAACGCCAAAAAGGGCTTCAGTAAGGTTGTATTTAATAACCACCAGATTGATTGTCATGGTGATGTAGCTCACGCGATGGGTACATATGAGTTTACATGTGCCACAACGGGAGAGATTTCAGATGTTGAATACACCTTTGGTTATAAGCGTAATACAGATGGAAAGGTGCGCATTTGTCTCCATCACTCATCTATCCCTTATGAGCCTTCTGATACCCTGAAACCTGTAGAAAAACTTGTACAGATGACACATAAAAGTAAAATAATGTACGACCCCGATCAGTATGATGAGGAAGAAAATAGGGAGAGAATGAGGTTAAAAAATACATCTGCTAATTGGTAAAATGGACCCAAATAACATTCCCAATATCGTTAAGCAAATTCTTCAAGATCGTGAACTGCCAATGCATCAGAAAATGACCGCCTTCATGATGTTTATGCCCAAACTCCCCCAAGATCCAAAACTTGACGTTATTCTAAACGATAACTTAATGATTGGTCAAGAAATTAAGTCCCTCATTGATGATGGAAAGATTGAGTTTGGAAAGTTTGATAAGGACTTCCATTTGGATGTGAAAGTGCTATAAAGATCTAAGACACAAAACTAATAATGAAGGAAGCATTTATTCATGATGTTGTAACCCTCGGGTTTCTAATTCCTTTCTCTATTCTGTCTATAGCAGAAGTGGCATTTCACTACACAGTCTACCCTCTATTTCTTACACATGCCTTCACGGTACATATGTTATTTGATCTAATATGGATACATCGTCGTCCTCATGTTTTGACATCTTATCATAAACTCATTAAGTTCCATCATCTCGTTGTTCTATCCTTTCTATTGTATCCTCTTTTTAGACCATGGGATTCTCGTATCGTAGCTGTAGGGGGTCTTATTGAAATTGACACAGCTCTCCTACTTTTAAAGCGAATATTCAAAGGGCATTGGTTACTTAGACGTCTATACATGGCTTCAAATCTAATAATTAGAGTGTGGTATGTAACTCTCCTCTCTTTTTTGTATTGGTATTACACACAATATGAAAACTTTTGGATGAGACTTCATATTATGAGTGCGCAAGCATTTGTTAATCTATTTAGTTTTGCTATCTGTATTGTCACATTCACCAAGGAAATTAAGAGGAAGTTAGCTTAGTAATAGCTATCCCGTATCCTAATTCATGTATGATTCTGTTATTTTTGTAATCATGTTTGTAATAAATCTTTTTTATACCACTACTAGCCAGAGCCTTGTAACAATTTAGGCATGGATAGTGTGTAATATACGCTTCGGCACCATCGATGGAGACACCCCTCTTCGCTGCATCGGTGATGGCATTAATCTCTGCATGAATCGTAGCTTGTTCATGTCCATCCCTCACAATTGAAGTATGTAGACAACCACTTAAAAATCCATTGTAACCCATACTTATGAGCCTGTTATTCTTGACGAGAACGCACCCAACTTTGAGTCTCTCACAAGGAGATCTAACTGCAGCGAGGTCTGCAGCCTTCATAAAGTAATCTTCCCATGAAATACGAGGTATCTCTTCATCATCAGATGAATTGAGATCAAAAACTGGACGTCTAAGTATGTTCCTTAAAGGAGGCATTTATTATTAAAGAAACAAAATCTTTAAATTGATCTTCTGTACCACTTCTCGTACAAGTGGGGAAATAATTCTTTCAGGGTTTTGAAATACGTATCAAGGTATTTTTTTTCTTCTACTTCCTCTTGTATCAAAGTTTTACGATCGGGTAAAATACCCAACTCAATTCCGTGTAACAAATCTATTCTCTTGGAAAAGTTTATAAAAACACGATACGAGAGTAAAGTTTCATCTTTTATATTTAAAACGCGTATTTCTTCATGTATTCGTTCTAAATGAACCATCTTGTATTTAACGCAGATATAAAAAAATAATGATATATCAAATAAATATGGATGATGTATTGAAGGACTTGAAAGAATTAAGACATGACATTAAGAAAATACATGACATTTTTGTAGATGAGAATTTATATGTTCATAAGTTAGTACAGAAAATTATTCTGAAAGTATGTAAAGGGTCTATGTCTTCAGTAATTACGAAAGTGCCTAAAGGGTCTATGTGTTCGGTAAAAGGTAAATTATACGAAGATTTATGCTATAGAAACATAAAACACAGTCCTAAAATTATAGCGCAAGGTGGTGGTTCTTCACATAAACCAGATATATACACACAAAATGGACATATCGAGTGTAAACCTAAACAGTCTCCGGATTGGGGGCAATCAACACTCAATTGGGAAGAAGGTCACTGGGTACCGAAGAATGAACTTTTTCAACGTTATATGGATAGAGTCAATTTTAAACCGCCTCCTTTTCTATTTGATAAGATTACACACTCCGAATGGATTAAGATTAAACATGATTATAAAGACGAATACTTGACAGTAGATAATCATGAAATTCAAAATTTCTATAGAAAAAAGGGTTGTGCATACATACAAATCCTCGGGCGTGGATTGTATCATTTAGGAGAAGATCCACTCGAATGGGGAGTTCCCGAATTTAAAGTAGAACAGAGGATACGCATAAGAGTGAAGGTTCATTCCAAATCTGGTTCACACTTATCCGTGACGGCTGCTTTTCAACCCTTAAATATAAAAACACTTGTGCCGAGTGAGTATTCTATAGATGATAGAACACGGCTACCACCTAACCTATGATGACGATTTCAGATGATTCTTTACTCGCGTTCATCCCGTACGACCATTTTACTTCACGGATTTCGTAATTTTTATACAAATCTCTGATGTAATCACAATTGTTATATGTCATTATCCAGTTTTTTCTTTTCTTTAAAACCTGAAATAGTTTTTCGTGATTGAAATTTTCATGCATGTCTCCATTTTTTCCATATAAATTTGAGTTTTCATTGAGATAATATGGTGGATCTAAAAATATAAGACCCTTCTTACCCTTTAAAAAAGTTTCAAAATCCAGATTGTGAAATTCTACATCATTTAGATTGAGATCTTCGGTGCGTTTAATAGATGACTCGGTAAAACGTTTTTTGGAAGATTCGGCTGAAAATCCACCCGAAAGTGTAGCACCACTAAATGAACATCTGTTAATCACAAAGTATTTATATCCTTGTATAAAATCATCTGTATCTTCCATTATTGTGTCTCTCATCGTACTAAATATAGATTTTGATACGACGTTGAGAAGTTTTCGGAGCTCACTGCATAATTCAACCTTACGTGTCTGAACAGATTTCCAAAATGATATAAGAGGTTTAAACTTATCATTGACTATAAGTTTTGAACCGTATTTGTTACAGAGAAAAAACTCAAAAGAACCCCCACCGAAAAAAGGAGATATTACAACTGATTTATCAAAACCTTTTTCATTAATAATTTCATCTAAAGTCTTACACGCTCTCGTTTTACCACCAGGATACCTAAGAGGTGATTTCATATACTATACACTTTACAAGTCTTTAAATCAGATCCTTATCCACCTCAGTCATAATGTTGTATAAAGTCAATAAGTGAGATGTTATTAAGGTATGTTTTCTATTGCATGTAAATTACAACAAAATTATATATGTGCAACGGGATTACTACCGTTCATTCTTCGATTTTTTATGACAGGTTCTATACCATGTTTATTAATTTCGACGAATGGTCTAATATTTCACATTTTTTATCCTAATAATGTATTCGCGAAATATGTGGATACGGTAACTAATATGATACTGATATCATACATAAATATACAAGTTTGGAATGCGTATGTATTTATGTTGACTTGTTTTGGTACATGGTGTTTTAGGGTAAATGTACCCACAAAAGGATACGAAATCGTAGAGTCTCTCATACACGTAACTTGTGTACAAGGAATTGGGTTTATATGTATGGTATTATCAGGGTTCTGATTCAGACATAGTTAAAGACTTTAACTGAATGCGTGTTAAGATGATTCAAACCAGTCTAGATTCGTTCAATTTTTGTATTCCGTGCCCTACTATCACCGAAAAACCAAAATATGTTCCTCCGAAATGTCCACATGGTCTTCGGCGCGCTCAGTGCAAGAAGTGCGGTGGGTCATCATTCTGCGAGCACGGTCGTTCGCGCTATAGGTGCAGGGAGTGTGGTGGGGGATCAGTCTGCGAGCACGGTCGTGAACGCACTTACTGCAGGCAGTGTAGTGGGGGATCATTCTGCAAGCACAATCGTCGGCGCTCTCGGTGCGGGGAGTGTGGTGGGGGATCAGTCTGCGAGCACGGTCGTGAACGCGTTAGTTGCTCTATATGTGACCCATATGGACACGCGCTACGCGCACGACGAAATAGACGATATACAACTACAAGGGTTAAAAATCCTACAGGTTCATTGGAAGATCTTTGTATGACTTCAAAAGAATGGGTCGAGTATCTTCATAAAACTTTTGAAGATATGTATAGTCGCCCAAAAACGGATAACGATAAGGTTCAGATAGATGAAATCATTCCATGTAGTGCATGGAATTTGCCAGATGATAATAAATATTGCTGGCACTATCTGAACTCTCAGTGGTTAATTGATAATGAAAACCAGCAAAAGGGTAGTAAATATACAGAGGAAGATAAGCGCGCTATGATACAACGAATAGATGAGTGGTTCACCTCAAATCCTTATCCGCCGTGTAGTACGTCTTCCCCTTAGTGGCAAAACTATGCACCCTCGCGTACCCCCACGCTTGTGGAGAAGCTCCCGGTCGATGCCCGGTTCTCCACGCAGCGAGTCCCCTATTGTAGATGGTCTTCACAGTCTTTAGAGGAATGCCAGTAGCCTTCGCAATATCTGGCAACGACTTAACACCTGGATACCTTTTCCGGAACTTTTGGGTGTAGGAGGAAGTCTTCGTCTTTCTTCCTTCGTCTGTTCGGAACTTGGTGTAGTCCCTCTTGAGCATCTTCTTGTAACGAGTTTCAACCTCCTTGAGAGTCCCAAGCCCCCTGAAGTATTTGAGGGGTGCATAGATTTGACCTTCTGTTCTACGCAGTTGCCCAACTTTTCGAGTAATTTGAGCATCAGTGAGGGGCATCTTACTTTGCACTGAGATATTTTACACAAACTTGAAAGCTAATGTCAATCTTGGGTGATTCTTAAAACTGGTCGCACGGTGTAATAAGCCACCATCAAATATGGTTAATCTACCAGGTTTAGAAATAACACCTTTTATTTCTTCGTCAATTAAAAACTGTGTTTCCCCCCCTTCATTTGGATCCAATGATGGATTCAAGTAATACAGACATGTAACTGCATTTTCACCCGGTTCGTTCGCATCAATATGAAATGAAGGGTTTTCATTTGGTAGGAATAAGTTTAGGTACACTCTAATAAGCTTCATATTTTTGAGTGATTCTTCATTTTTATAGATCTTATCAAGAAGGTTTTCTGTTATAGTTTTGAGGACTGAAGTCAGTTTAATACCAGAATGATAAAGTTTATCAAAATCACATATAAGACCACAGGGTTTTGTATCGTAATCATCAATTTCACCATATGTAAAAAGGCATTCATGTAATAGAACAATTCTATATTTTTCATTTTCTTCAGGACTTAAAATGTTATCATACACTTTTATTCCTTTCATTTAAAAACAAGTGGTTAATCACTTTAACCTTTTTATAGCTGTAGCAATATCGGGATATACACATTTCCCAAATCTGACGCGCCCCGTCTTGGGATTGTAATACCCTGTGTGACCATTATATACAGCTCTGTGGAGATCACCCATATAAAAAATACAATATTATAATAATCAGCGAGATGGGTTTGTCAATTATTATGGGAAATATGTTTTCTGGTAAAACTTCAGAACTTATCAGACGACTTAAGCGTTTGAAAGTCATTGGTAAAAAAGTTCTTGTCGTCAATTCCGCTAAGGACACACGGTCCCCTGATGAAGTTTTGAAGACCCATGATAATGTGAAGTTTAATTGTCATAAAGTGTATGACCTATTTGACCTAATTTACACTGACGATTTTGACGATGTGGATATTATAGCTATTGATGAAGCTCAATTTTTCCCACGTCTCAAGAAGTTTGTAGAGTATTGCCTTTACGAAGGTAAAGAAGTAATACTCGCAGGTCTTGATGCTGATTCTTTTCAAAGAAAGTTTGGTGAACTTATTGACTGTATTCCACTGGCTTGTGAGGTAACTAAACTTTCGGCTCTCTGTATGTATTGTAAAGATGGAACTCCGGGTCCTTTTACAAAGAGGATTGTTGATAATAAAGAACTTGAACTCATAGGTGGGACTGATATGTATAGGGCAGCATGTCGTAAACATCTTTAGAAACGTTTGATGTCCAGTATAAGAACAACCCTCCTTTGTGTACCCTTCTTAGCGACACTGTGTATTTTTGCGTGATCAAAAAGAAAGTCCTCACCCTCCATGTGTTCATGTGCTCCCCTCCCTGTGTAGAGTGTGCAATCTCCACCACCCTCTACAGTGAGATGGTAACGAAGCCAAAGGTTTGTTTCAGCGCGGTGTGGTGCTATAGACGTAGGTGCATCCATGACAGCAAATACAGCTGTATCATGACACACACATGGTATTTGTTTTATGAGACTGTTTAACATAGGGAAGTCTTCCACTTTATAATAATAATAGTTTGGATTCACTTCAAACCAAGGATCGAGTTCGTGAAATAAATGTGTTTCGGTAGTCTTTGAAACTTCTTTAAACTCCCCCCTAATCTTATCAAAGTGAGCTTTAACTAACCAAAGTCCAGGATAATCATTGACTGAACATTTAGAACCCCAGTTTATGATATCTATCATCGTGTTTCTCATACCTACCAGAGGTCTCAAAGGTTTCCTAAAGTATAATCTATCTATGGGTGATTTTAGGTAGTCATGAAGTACCAGGAAAAATGGTACAAGTATCACCGTCAGCATTATTTTCTTAGTATAAAATAAAAATGCCCGGATACGGCGGATCTAAAATGATGGAAAAGTACACTCCCGAACCCACTGATGATGTCAATACTGTTGAGCATCGCTTTGTGATGCCCAACCTTCCCGCCATCACCCTTATTCAGTTCGTTCTCGTTGGTCTCGTCCTTGCTCACTACTGGATGAACCGTAAGGTTAACAAGGCTGGTGTTGGCGCTGCCATGCTCGCTATTGGTTTCCTCCACTTCTATGATCACCTCTACCGCGTGAAGCGTGGTCCCGAGCGTCTCTTCTTCTGGCCCGAGGCTCCTAAGAAGGAGGGATACTGTGGTGCGTGCCGTAAGTAAATATATATCATTGTAAAAAAAACTCTCTACTTATATTTTATTCCTCGTAAAATATAAGAGACATGCAAGTCAAAGTTGTCAGAAGTCCAGATCGTAAAAAGAAGTTCAGGGCTATACTCGAAGATGGTAGAACGGTAGATTTTGGAGCGCGTGGATACTCGGATTATACAAAACATAAAACACCTTCCCGTATGCGTTCCTATGTACTCAGACATGGTGGAAGAATCCCCAAACGTATTATCACTGAAAGAGATCCAAAAAGAATACAAACTTTAATGCTCGGTGTCAATTCCAGTGATAGAGAGGAATGGAAAATCACTGGAATTGACAGTGCAGGATTTTGGTCAAGGTGGTATCTTTGGAGCTATCCAGATTTTGATAGTGTCAGAAAGTTTATGTCAAAGAGATTTAGAATTAATTTTGTAAACTAATAATAACTATGAAAGGATCAACGATAGCTATAATACTTTTTATATTATGTGTAATATCAATTGGTGTTTTTCTGGGAGTCAGAATGATGAATGCTAAAAAACGTAAGGAACAATTCTTAAACACACCCGGTCTTCATTTCTTTAAAGAATGTAACTACGGTGGTAAACCAAGTCAAATGGTCGAAGACCTCCCCAAAACTGAAGAAGATTTCGGACTCATGACGGGTAGCTTAAACTTTAAATCTTTTATCCTCACAAAAGGATATAAAATGGATACCTATAACGAACCTGGTGAGAAAGGTGTAAAAATATCATACACTGGACCAAAAGAGGTGGCGTGCCTCGACACTCCAATTAACAGTGCAAAATTTACTAAAGCTTAAATTAAATTTGTAAACTAATAATAACTATGAATGAAAATCTCATATCCACGTTGATTATACCACTGTTAATATTTTGTACAATCTATCTAATCAGGAAGTACGTGAAGAAACCAGAAGAGGAAGAAAAAGATTGGGGAGATAGTATAGATCCACATTCACTCCCAGGTGTTCATTACTACTCAGAGTGTGATTTCAAGGGGATACACACACACACAGACACCATTCCTCTCAGCGTTGAGGGAAACTTTAAATCAGTTCGTATCATTGGTGACTATGACGTCAAGGCTAACACAGAGGACGACAAGGAGGTTGTTCTTCGCTCTCACCGCGGTAGCTCTAACATGGTCAAGTGCACACCATTCACTGGCATGGAGATTGGTCGTGATTAATTAGATCCTTGAATGTAATCAACTTTTCATTTTCAATGAGTGACGCAAACTTATAATTTGTATCACTCAGAGATTCAATAGCAATGCTCGCTTCGTAGTACACATGTTCCATGTCCATGTCTATATCGTCAAAATATTCCAGAAGTTCAATGAGATCTTCGTCCGATGCTACATCAACATAATTGTTAAATCGTCCATCGTCAAACCAATATCGTTCACCATTGGCGATAGTATTGGCGAGTACAATCATTTTTTCGGATATCGTCTCTTCTATACCATCCTCGGGGTCGATACCGATATCATCAGCTTTATAGGAACAGCTCATGAGGATGTGAAGACCTCCACTGATTACCTTGAGAAATTGTCGTTTTTCATGTGAGATCATCATTTTCAACTTGAAAAACGAGTTTGTTAGGGTGGGACTTAGGTTGTTATTTTTAGTTTACTCTAAGATTACGAAATTTTGGATTGGCTCTCAGTTCAGCCAGGAGCTTGGCACGTTGATTGTTAACCATAGGTCTGGGTGGAGGAGGTGGAGGTGGAGGAGGTGGTGGTCGTCCCATAGCTACACGCCTTGTTGGAACTGAAACAATTTCCTGATTTGGTTGAGCTTCCCTCAAAACAGTCTTACAAATTCTGATAAACTTCAAAGCACTCTTTGCTTGTTTTTCCACACCACCCCTCTTAGTCTTTTTAGTTTTCTTAAGCTTAGACTCTAACTCCTTCTTGGTTAATTTAACACGTTTTCCTTGTACATCTTTAGTCACCCTAATTCCCAACTTCTTGGCGTGTTTCTTCAGGGACTCGTAGTCCATTTATATAGATGGAGAAATTATTAATCTTCTTGATCTGGATAATATCTATTTATAGAATCTTCCAACTCATCAACTTCATACCATGCGAGATGACACTGTTTTGACTTGGCACCTTCGTCTGTACATATTTCTTGTGCATCACGTATTGCTTCCTTAAAACGCATTTTAAGTCTGGCGTTTTCCCGCTTCTTAGGTTTGGGGTATGGACTATTCAATGTAATGTCATCACAACGTTTATAAATATCCTTCAGGACATTCTGACGTGTCTTAGCCAGTCTGTATTTGTAACAATCATTTCCGGAATAAGACATACAGTTCATTTAATATATAATAGTATTAAAGTTTTAAGTGTATAAATTGTCATGGACTACGTGTACGAAATAGAGGACGTTCTACCAAAAGAAATATGTGAAATTATTATTAAACGTTACGATAAAGATAGTAGAAAATATGACTCTAAGATTGGTCAAGGAGTAATTGACAAAGAAATGAGAAGATCTAAAGTTTTACCTTTCACTTCATATTCAGATTGGGGTGATGTTGATCGTGTTATTAAAGATGTGATTAGTCGTAGTATAATAGAATACGTAGTGTATATCGCAGAAACTTTCAAAAAAACTAATTTGGTTGACATTGAGTCGATACATAAACAAATGGAAGATTCCTTTTCGTCTATGAAAGACGAAGGATATTTCATTCAGGAATACAAAGAAGGTGATTTCTATGCATGGCATGTAGACCATAGTAAAGGCATGCCAGTGAAACGTGTTTTATCATTTGTTTTATATTTAAATACTTTAAATGAAAATCAAGGTGGATGTACAGAGTTTATAAATGGTAAAAAAGTTCGTCCTATTCAAGGTAAGATTGTGGTATTTCCATCAGATTGGCAACATTTCCATACAGGTGCACCCGTTAAAAATGGTGGTGTTAAATATGCAATAGGGACATGGGCGGCATAAAGATTATAACTATATATTAGGCATGGAATCTAACGTGGTTATCACGAAAGTATTACTTCCAAGAATGCGACAACTCGAAAAGGAGGTTGCAACCCTCAGGGAACAAACATGGCCATATGTTCAGGCGAAAAAGGAAGATATGGGTATGCGTGACATAATGGAACTTGTAGATTTCTTCAAAGATATGGATGAAGAGACTATATTGAAATTATTGAGATTGAAAAATCAATTCTCAAGAAATCCGGGGATTTTAAGTAGGGAAGTTGATACAATTACGAGACTTCGTAATAATTTTTGTTGACGTATAGTAAATGTTACCAGCAACTAATATGGTCGATTTTGATGGAGAAGGTCCAGTTATGTCTATGGGACAGCTCAGTGCAAACCTTTCTTCTATTTGTTGTTACATAATTATCATATTCTTTTCAATGAAGAGTCCAGTCAAGACACCACCTGTACTTGCTATGTTACTGTGCGCCTGCTGCTGCTCCAGCTCCTCTACTATGAAACTCATTGATGATACAATGAATCGCACTATGGGTAAAAAGGAGGAGGACGGGGATGCGGAGTAATTAGAAAAAGTTATCTGTTCTGTAAAGATTTACATTGAATGAACCAGTTTTACCAGTCACGTTGACTGATTCATTTCCATATAACTCTTGACACCCTATGTCATCTACACAATCGCGACCATCATGGTTTATGGGGAGAGAATAGAGATTATCACCACCAGTGGTAGTGTAATAGTGATAACGATCACGACGACCCCTCACTTCCTTACCGTAAAGAGGGAGTGTCTCATCACCGTCGCCTGTTAGAACACCCATTTGCTGCATATGCCCGGGCTTGTACTGTTTTATGGGTGCTTCTCTAAACTCGGGGCTTTGGGGAGGTCTCTCTGGGCGTTGCATAAACCTTGGCATCATAGGAACACCTACTGGAACCTTAATCACTTTAGGGTTATGATATAAATATATCACGACGGCTGCAAGCGCAACAAGAGCGAGAGCCATAAGTTGTGTCTTATTCTTGTTTTTCATATATTTAAAGCGTACAAAATAATTTAAATAAATGGAAGACATTACAATATTTGAGGATTTCTTAACTAAAGATGAAATGTCTTTTGTTGATATTTACTTTCTAAAAGACGCAAAATGGCGTTATGGTATTGCGAATACAGCAGCGGACAATATAACTTGGTTCGTTTGTAATCAATTATTTCACGAACCTTTTTTTAAAAACCATATAGTATCCAAAATAAATAAGGCAACTAACTGTAATTGGGAATGTTTTGATATTTATGCGAATGGTCAAACAGTTCAGTTAGAAGGTAAAACACATATAGACTGTATTCCCCCAACTGATCAATGGTCGGCGTTATTATATGTAAGTGATATTAACCCTCGTAATATAGACGAAGTAAATGGTCACACGGAATTTAAAATTAATAATCAAATAAGATCTATAGAACCGTTTAAAAATCGTTTAGTTTTTTTTAAAGGTAGTATACCTCACAAGGGTCGTGCACCTTCCATTCCGGAGATGTTTAGAATATCAATCATCTTCAAATTAAAGAAGTAAATATAAAATATATAAATGTATATACGCACATTTGACGACTTTTTATCAGAAAATGAAATGAAAGTGTTAGAAGAATATTTCACTGGTAATATTTGGGAATGGGGACACTCGACTGATAGAGAAGCGCCGCAACGATGGTTTTTTACAAGATTTGATGATAAACCGTACTTTACTCAATATTTAAAAGAAAAAATTGAACGTACCACTGATATAAAATGTGAATACAAAAGAGTTTACGCAAACGGACAAACACTACTGAACAGTGGTTCTTGGCATGTAGATAATCGCGATCCTGGTTATATAACAGCACTATTATATATCAGTGATATTGGACCGGATAATATTGATAGTATAGGTGGGTATACAGAATTCAAGTTTGAAAATGGAGATATTAAATCAATTGAACCTATAAAAAATCGATTAGTTGTATTTGACTCACAAATTACACATCGAGGATGTGCACCTGAAATACCTGGATTTTTGAGAATATCTTTAGCATGGAAATTAAAGAGAATGTGATAATCTGAAATATGAAGGTACTCGCAATAGATATAGGGTATCACAATATGGGTCTTGTTCTTGCCGAATGTGGAAATGGTCCTCAAATTGACATTGAATATGTAAAGAAAGTAAGTCTTGAAGACTACAAATACATATATTCAAATGACTTTGTTGATTTAATACCACTTTTTGTAGATGAACATAAAGATATATTTGACAAGGCTGAGAGGATTCTAATTGAAAGGCAACCACCTGTTGGGTTTAATAATATTGAGATACTTTTACACTACATGTTCAAAGATAAAGTGAAGTTAATTTCACCTGTGAGCATGCATACACATTTTGGTATAAGACATTTAAATTACGATGAAAGAAAAGAGAGAACTGTTAGTTTGGCTGAAAAGTTCACTGATATTGACATTCCATATGAAAGAAAGCATGATATAGCCGACGCTGTTTGTATGCTTTTATACTATAACTTCAAGATATCAGTTCATTTTTTTGATCAATTTAAATATTGTCCTAAAATATAATGCCAACCACGAAACAGATTCAAAACGCGCGTAAAAAGTTGAAGAAGACTCCAACACCCAAGGGAAATAGTCCCAAGATACCAACAGCCGCTTTACTTCGCATTATCAAAGCGGATCCTAAAGTGAGTCGTAACAAGGAGTTCATGAAGCGTGTTCATGAACTTACTAAGAGGAAGTAGACTGCTCTAGTGTTTGGGTACATGTATTAAATGCGGTAAAACACATCAGAGCGGATGAAAACTGGAAAATAGCTTGTTCCCACATTCGAAGTACACAAAATGGTACTATCATAAGCGCCGCAGACGTACCATGAAACACTACAACTCCTATTGATGCTGAATGTTCACTATGTAGAGCACCCGTCGTAGATACTATCAACGCAAAATTGATAATATCTATTGTTCTTCTAAAAAGACCTAAATTTATACCAGATGAAATCATGAATATATACGCTAGAGCACGCGCAACGGGGTGATATTCTAGTAATAATCTGAAACGTTGTTGTGGTTGTATAATTTCAGGAGGAGGCTCTGGTGGTGGAACCTCTTCGTTAAATGCTATCGCAATAGAACCATCTGGTGTCTCCACGACCAGATGTCTTGTGTTATCCATGGATATTAAATGCGACTATTCTTTAGATGCGCTTCCCAGACATGATATCTTTGAAATCATCTATGAACATATCAAATCTTCCGAGACGGTACTGTACGAAACCCCATAGCGCGAAAAATACAGTCTTTGTGAGTTTATTTGCCTCTGTGTCATCCATTTTGTAAATTGGGCTGACTATTTGATGCATAAAGGAATCTTCCTTCTTCTTACCGGTTATAGCTATCTCCGCTTGGGTTAATGCACAGGTGTCATCGTTTACGCTCCAATGAAAGAATAAAAAAGGAATTAAGATTGAATAGAACTCCAGGTTGCGTTTATCATTGGTAAATGGAACTATTAAAACAGTAATCAAGAAAAATAGATGAATCAGGAAAATTATATTCATCTATTATAGAATGAGTGAAGAAAATTTTAACGGTGGTATTACCCCATCATCACTCAGAAAACAAGAACTTGATTTAAGAGAGCGAAGTTGGAACGACCAACACGAAACTATATTGCGTCAATGGGGTGAAGCATCTGGGTGTTACAGGTATATGAATCATCGAGCATTCCTTCTATTCAAGAAGCTGAGTCTGCGTTTTACCTTACCTGTTATTGTTCTCTCAACTGTTACTGGTACAGCTAACTTTGCTCAGGATCAATTTCCAGAATCAATGCAAGGAAGTGTTCCCGCTATGATCGGTGGTCTAAACTTAGTTGCCGGACTCATAGCAACCATTATGCAATTCCTAAAAATAAACGAATTAATGGAAAATCATAAAACATCAGCACTTGCATACGGTCTACTATCCAGAAATATTAGGCTTATGTTAGCATTACCACGTCGCGAACGTAGTGCTGATGGTTTAGATTTTGTAAATACATGCAAGGCGGAGTATGATCGTCTCATTGAACAATCTCCTGCGATCCCTATTGGTATTTTGGATGCATTCGAAAAGGAGTATCCTGCAAACACTTTCACTAAACCGGAGATTCTCGATGTAAGAGCGATTCCTAAGATTAAAAGAATTACAGTCGCGGGTGCGGTAACAAGGGGTGGTCCATTCAGCAGATTTGGAGAAATGATGAATTCCAAGGCGGAGTATGACAGGAAGGCTAAGGAGTTTGAAGAAGAAATGGTAGAGGAAGTGGAAGAGGAAGAGGAAGAGGAGGAGGA